GTCTACCACCTACAATTTGTACAATTCGATCAAGCAATATTTTAGTTTCATGTGTTTTATGAAACAAATCATAAACTCCACCCTTCACTTCAAGACGATGATCCCCCGCAACCTGAGTTTCTTTGTATCCATTTGTAACTTGAAGATTATCAAATTCACCATCGACTCTTACATCTCTGGAACCACCAATCTCATCTACTTTATGACCACCAACAACAGTATGCATATGACCTGTGCATTCGACATTATAATCACCATTTACAAAATGATTATAATTACCATCATCTTGACGAATATTCACATCACCTTTATCAATCTGAAGATTTGCATCTCCATCCTTTAACTTAAGATTGCAATTTCCCTTTTCTAAAAATAAATTGACATTTGCATTTTGTCCAACATGAATATCAAAATTAACAGAAGAATTTTCAGAGTTTGGTAAATTGTCACGATTGATATAAACTTTTAATCCCTTGTCTATAGTAACATTCGTAAATCCATCAATGTGAACATTTGCATCACGAAGAATAGAGAGATAATAATCTCTTACAATTTTATCTACTTTATCTCCGTTTGGATGAAACTCAAAAAATGAACCAGATCGGTGATAGATGTGAATTCTTTCTGCGCCTGGAGTATCATCAAATTCTACAATGTGCCCAGATTCTGTTTCTGTTACTTTATTAAAAGGATAAACCGTGCTTTTTGAAGCATTGTCTCTTGGTTTGATTGGTTCACCCTTAATTGTCGCATAAGGGGTTTCTGGTTCAAACCATTGTCCTGTATTTGCTTGTGTTCCTGCCATTATGCTAATCCTATAGATGTATCAACAGTTGCAGCGGTATCAACCATTGTTGGTTTCAGATTCATTGTTTTTGACGAATCGATTTGAATTGCGTTATTATTTGTTGGTTTATCTTTAAATTGCTTGTATTTTGTTTTTCGTGAAGGAACAGATGATGATTCTTGAGAATTGACACCAATTCCCAATCCTTTGATCGTTCCAATATTCACTCCACTTTCATTTGTCACACCACAATTAAATCTTGGAGTATCACAATCTGCCACATCAATACCAATATCACGAAGTCCAGAACCAACAGGATCGCGTTTTGTTTTTACAATTGTTTTATCTATTCTTTGCAGATCGCCAATTGCTAGAATATTTAGATCGGGCGTTCCTCGTTCGCGTCCCGATGATTCGGGAGAATACAATTCTCTTGGATAATTCTTAGATTTTGATACATTCTTAATTTGAGCGCCATGAGCATCTCCGTCAGATTCTTTACCATTTGGATATTCTTTTTTCTCGAATTCATCTACAGGAAAAATTGCAAGATCATTTTCTTCTCTTAGATCTCTAAAACAATCGCCAGGATTATCTCCCTCTTTTGTTTCTTCGTTCATTCCACAGATACTTCCCATAATAATAGGAATTTGAGCAGAACCATTATCGACAAAAAATCCAACAACCCACGATCCTTCTACTAATCCTGTTGGACTGATACCTTTACCACTCAAAGAGGCAGAATGACTTGGTTGTATTATTTGTGCCCAAGGTAATTTATTGGTTGGAAAATCTTTTTTTAATTGAGGATGAAAACCAAGAATACGAACTCGACATCTGCCAATTTCTAACGGATCTAAGCGATCTTCTATCACACCAAACCAAAATACTAATGAGTCTTTTCCAGTATACATTATTCAGAATCCTCCGACCCAATACTTAGTGTTCCTACATCAGAATCTTTTCTTAATGAGAATGTTGTTTTTAAATTGAAACCAAGAGTATTGTTTGATTTGCTGTTTTCTAGTATTGTGGTTTTTCTTGTTATTAAAAACTTTCCAGTTACATAAGGATTTCTTAGCCATGTTTCTGAGTTTTGACCAGAAAAATCCAATTGAGATCTACCAAAATAAACAGTCTGTCCGATCTTGAGAATTGGATTGCCAGGTAATTCTATTTCAAGTCCCATTTGATTTACTTGAAGCATTTGAGATCTTCTTTTTTGGATATAATCTCTTCCTGAGTTTACTGAGTTATTTGATAATTCTGAAAGTTCATTTTCATCATGCTGCCATTGAGAAGTCGAATAATATAAAGGAAAAGCATGAGGATTTAAATAAGATAAATTAATAAAATCTGCACCTTTGCTTACAATTGGACTATCAACAAGATGGCGTTGATTTGGAAATTCGGCAGAATAATCGTAGTGATAACTTCTATATTTTCTTTTTACTACATCAAATTCCAATAAGGATGAAGAAAACATACCATTTACCATGTTTCGAATTGGAGAAATTGGTTTTATCTGATATCTTAATGCATTATATTTTGTTGGACCTTTATCGATATTTCCACTTCCCATGTAATTCATACCAAATGGAGTTGCAACAGTAATACCATCAAAATCATATGTTCCTATGACTGGTTTGGTTTTCATTAATCTACCAAGAGTTACATAATGATATTTGTGATCAATATCACCATAAAAGACATAATTAGCATCATGATTATTTTCTTTAGATGTGCTACGAGAAGCGCACATGTTGATACATTCAAGTGGTGTCAATACAGGAAAAAATATCGATTGCTTTAAGGCAGTTTCTTCAATAGTTTCTAATTTTATTTGTAATTGGTTTTCAGCGATTCTTTTTACAATATTTGATAACTTATCTTCATAATAACGATTGATACGAATCAATTCATTTGTAAAAAAAATCTGCGAAGAGAAATAAAGTTTGTATATGATCTTTTGACGACTTGCTTGTGGTTCATCTGGTGCAAAGGGTTCTACTTTGTAGATAAAAAATCCTTGCAATTCTTGAAAATATTCACCGATCTTTGCGGTAAAAGCCAAAGCAATTTCTTCACCCTTACCGATCAAACCATCTTGACTAATTCTAGAAACAATATTGCTTGATGGTGTATCTTGTAAGATAAGATAACCCAACGGATATGGAGAAAATAAATCTTCCGTAATTTCTATTTTAATAACATTATCGGAGATATCCAATTCTCCGTTCGCTGTTCTTAAAAATATACTACCAATCCAATCAAGTGTATTCATAGAGCTATATTCTCATTATCAAATTGAACCAACTTGTTTATGGTTCTTACCATTAAATTTTCTGCTGTTCTTGCGTACTCTGGTTTCAAGACATATATTTGACGCTTCTGATCGTTTATTTTTTCTTCATACTGTGCGCTTGTAATCGCATACTCTTCATTTGTTGAAGAAATATACGATTGTAAATAACCAACAAGAGGATCTAAAATAAATCCATTTGGAGTTTCAAAATGATGCAATGCTTCCTCTGCTCTGTCTACAATTCTACCAATTACTCCTGTGGAACTATTGCTTGTTATTGTGTTTCCTGTTTGGAATGTTCCAATTACATTTTGAATAGTTAACTTACACAGAGTACGATTCCATTCATTTACTATTGCAGACGATTGACCGCTCGTTATTGTTTCTCCGACCTTAAAGTTTGCTTGAAAACTATTCAGATTTAAAAACAAACATTTTTTATTTAAATACTTGGAATCTATAAAATTGTAAAAATCATTTTCGGAAAGAGGCCAATCGTAGTATGGATTTACGATTGAGTTCAAACAGTAAATTATCCACTCATATCTTTCAGATCCGTAGAGATAATATGCCAAACTTCTTGGAGTATCTCCAGATTTAATAACATAAGATACAATATAGTCCCGATCCACGAAGACATTTTTCAAAATGTTTCGCTGAACAAATATATCACGAAATGGAATGATTGTTCCATCCGAAATTGTAACATTAATTGGTAGATATGATGTTAACATTATTGTCCGTTCTGTTGTCCTGCGCCACGGGCGGTTCCTAGAGTTGGATTCAATGCTTCTAATAAAGCATTACCAGTAGGAAGATTTCCTGTTGTTCCAAATTCACGAATTTCTCGTCTGAACAATGTATCTCTGTCTCGTACATCGTTTCGGTATTGACTATTCGTGAGTCTTTCATTTGCATACTTATCAGCATCATCAACAAGAATATTTCTATCCAATAGACGAGTTTCTGTTAATTCTAAAGAAATTACATATTCGATTGTACTACCATCTTCAAAATGTTGATATTGATCTGATGAATTTTTATATGCAATATTGATAGAAGTAATAATACAAGGACGAAGACTTCGATATAAGTTATTTCGGAATCTTCCAGAAAATTCAAAGTATACTTCGCCAGGATATAGGTAAACATTGTTTTGCCCACCAATTCCTAGCACAGAAAACGGATATGAATGTTGTTTTAATCTATTAATAAAATCACGAACCAAGTCTCCTTCTTTTCTCGACTTAATCGGAAGATTAAATGTAAATTGAAATTTTCTTGGCAAAGGATTTGAATATACTTGTTCGACATTTGGATTTAAACCAACACCAAGCCCGATTCTTGCCGTGTCCTTTGCATATGCTCCTGCTTCGGCAACAATACCTCCTGTTGCTGCTGCTAGTTTTTGAAATGCGGTAACAGTTAATCCTGTTGCTCTTCTTGATTTTGCTTCTTTGCCGTATCTTCCACCAACATCAATACCAGTTCCCAATCCCGACAACAATCTTGGTGCCAATCCCATTACCAATTGATCTACTTCATGGGCGTGCTGATCAAACAATTCATTTGGCATTGGTAAAACAATAGAATAAAATGCACTTCCATCTGGATATTCATCATAAGCCTTTGACACATAATTCTTAAAATCTGTATCAAAGTTTGCTCCCGCTTCGTCCATATATTTCTTAATAGAAGCTGCAATTTGTTTTACTTTTTCTCCACCTTCTTGAATATATTTTCCAGCTTCTTGTGTTGCTTGTGCGCTATTTAAAGCTGCATTTTGCGTAACACCAATAACATCTAATGTTGCGCCTGGAACTGCCGCTGCCGTCATTGCGTATTCATTTTGTAAAATATTACCAGCCGTATTTGCTGCATTTCCTGCATAATCACCAAGAGTAACAGCAGCATTACCCAAAGCAGCAGTTGCAACACTTACTGCGGGTTTTGGTGGAGCAATAAGATATAATCTAAATCCATCTGGTTCTTGTTCTCTGTCTCTTTCCTTGACGCTCAAATCTGAACGAGAAGAATCAAATCCTACATTATCACCTTTAAAGGCACCCGTTTGGACAAGATCAATATCATAAAATCCATTTACACCACCCGTAAGTCCCAATGCTTTGCTATTTTTTTGAATAATCTTATCCGCTTCACCATTTATGTTTATAGTCGATGAAATTGCTTCTTCGTTTTGTATAGAAGAATTTAAAAGATTGGAATATTCGAGTAATTCCTCACTAGGAATAGGAATAGTGGTGGGTGGAGTACTGCCCCATTTAAACGGAGTAGAACTACCAACAGGATTTGTTGTATTTGATGATAAAGCTGGTAAAGGTATTGGCATGTGAATAAATAGGTTAGGTATTTTTATTTATATGGGTGCATCCTATAAAGGCAAATTCAATCCCGAGAATCCGAGCAAGTACGCAGGAGATGTGTCTAACATTATTTATAGGTCATTGTGGGAACGAAAATTCATGGTTTTCTGCGATACCAATCCAAGTGTGATTCGGTGGGCAAGCGAAGAAATTTCAATTCCCTACATTTCACCAGTTGATAATGATTATCATCGTTACTATCCCGATTTTATCATTAAAGTACGAGATAAGAACAATAACATCAAAACTTATCTAATCGAAGTCAAACCAGAAAAACAATGCAAGGAACCCAAAAGAGGTAAGAAAAGCAACAAAACATATCTCACCGAAATGAAACAATGGGACATAAATAATAAAAAATGGGAAGCGGCAAAAAAATTTGCAGCACAGCAAAACTGGGAATTTAAAATCCTAACAGAAAAGACACTCAAACTCTAATGGCAAACTTAAATCAATTTTACTCAAATTTATTTGGAACAGGTATTGCCAAACCAAACAGGTTTGAAGTTTTGGTTATTCCACCGCCAGGTAGTCCTGTTTCTTTAAGTAGTGCCGCTCTTCTTCGACAGTTTTCTTTGACCTGTGAGTCTGTTGATATTCCAAGTCAAAGTCTTTTAACATTTGAAGCAAAAATTAATGGTTTACCCGTCATTCCTATGCCATATCAGTTAAATTACGGAAATACTGTAACTTTAACCTTTAAATTGTCTTCAGATTATAGAGAAAGAAATGCAATGTTAGTCTGGCAAAGTTTGGTGCATAGACCAGGAAGAGGGTTTTCGTACTACAACGAATATGTCGGAACCATTCTCGTTCGTCCTCTTGATCTGCAAGGCAATCCCGTACAAGAATTTGTATTCAGAAATTGCTTTCCATCGGTGATTAATGATATTCAATACAATTGGGCATCAAATAACGAAAATATAAAACAAACAGTCGGATTTTCGTTCTTTTCGGCAGAAACAAGAACAGTTAGAAATTAAATTATGGAGTTATTATGTCGTTGAAAGATATCGTCGCATTACCAGAATATACAGCAACTCTTTATTCTGGTAAACAAGTTAAATATCGCCCCTTCGTCGTGAAAGAAGAAAAGTTGCTATTATTAGCAAAAGAATCAAAAGATGAAGAACAAATCTATAATTGCATCAAAACAATTATTAAAAATTGTGTGATCGAACCAAAAAATTTAGATTTGGATAAGATGTTATATTATGATGTTCAACATCTTTTTGTGTTGCTTCGTTGTAAGTCTCTTGGTGAAGCAGTTCAAATTCAAGTAACCGATCCAGAAACCAAACAGGCATTTCAAACAGAAATGGATCTGGAAAAAATTATACTTGAAAACTTTACAGGAAAACCACAAAAACTAAAATTAAACGAAAATTTGGCAGTACAATTTCGTTATCCATCATTTATGGATTTCCTAAAAGTTAAAGGTCCAAAACAAGTAAAAAGTGATGTGGATAAAATTGATATTTTGTTCAATGTCGTAGCAATGACAATTGATAAAGTCTACACAGAAAAAAATACAATTAACTGTGCAAACGAAAAACAAGAAGACATTATTGAATTTATTAACCAATTACCAAAAGCAGA